AATACTGGCTGGAAGTCTGGAATCGTGTGCAATATGACACCATTGGGTGGTTGAACAATATGTGGAAAACCCTTAATAAGGTTGGAAATATTATGATAGATTCAACAGCTAAGGGTGCCAAGACATTGGGAGATGAGCTTCGAGAACTAAGTCCAATTACTGCTAAACTTGTAGAATCGTTTGAGTTTCTTGGAGAACAGATCAAAGAGTTTTGGGATGGGGTAAAAGGAAGAATCAGTGAAATTGCAGGCAGCTATGAAGGGGATTCCAAGAAGATTGTAAGCCTTACCGACGCTCAAAGGGACGCATTTGTTCGAGCCGCAAGGGGATTAGATACGTTAGCTGGAGGGTCAAGAAATATTGAAAGTATCATAGAGGAACTGGAAACCCTATCAAATATGAAAATTGATCCACAAGGTGTGGACGCTATAAATGAAGCTTTATCGAAAGTGTCACGCACCCTTTTAGAGCAGAAGGAAGAGTGGAAAGAAACTTTTGAAGACTTACCAACCTTCTTCAAAGATATGTATAAAGATATGGACGTCAATAGGAAAGTAGACTTTGTTAAATTTGCAAAGGACTTAGTGGCGAAAGAGGCTGCGTGGGAAAAGACTGCTAAAGTCTTAGGAGCTACTGATGCGGAGATAACTGCTGGTCGTGCTGTTCTTCGGGCAGAGCAGTTAAGGGAATATGAAGAACAAGCGGATAAGGAAGTCAAGATTGAAGAAAAGAAAGTTGATGCCATTCTTGCTACGAATAAATATGCAGTAGATCAGGAAGAAGCATCCTATGATAAGAGAACTACAAACGCAATCAACGCCTATCTTAGGGAATACGATGAGGCGACTAAGAGTAAGAATCAACTGATTAAGGTGGAGGAGGAATTCTCTAAACAGATGACAAAAATTGCTGCCGATAGAGAGGCATCACTGACTGGGCTTGGGACAAGTAGGAACAAAGTCCTTACAGATTTAGAAAGGCAGACTGTAAAAGAAATAACCAAACTTAATGAAAAGATGTATAAGGACCTTAAGTCCCAACTCAACACCCAAATGAAGGAAGCCAAAAAAGCACTGAAGGACACAGAAAAAGATATTGCCGATTTAGGCAAAAACCGCCGTGAGTCTCTAAGAGCAATCAACCAGCTCATTATGACTGATGAAGAGAAATGGTTGGATGACCGTCAGGAAGTACAACTATTATTTAATAAAGCGATAGAAACACAGGACCAAAAGACTTATGAGGAAGCGATAAAATTAGCTGAGAACCTTGCAAGGGAAGTAAAGGATTCAAAAGGAGAGGTAGTTCGGACCCTTATGGATACTCAGGTAGAGGCCAAAGATTTGTTACTTCAGTTGTATAATGAACAGGAAGGTGGACTTAAGGAAAGTGCTGCGAAGCAGAAACAAGCGATAAGGGAAATTGGAGACAGTATAGTTGAGGTGGATACGAAACTAGTTGATCTTTACAAGAAAGTAGAGAACCTCAACTCCCTTGAACTTAAATTAGAAATGGAAGAATCACTAAGAAACATGAAGGAAATGTATGATATAACAAGCGAGTTTAAGGATGATTGGGAAGCCCTGAAAAGTAAAATAATTACCCTGACGGTTAAGTATAAACACGTGGAGGCGCCACCCCAATCCGAAAAGAGAACAGTTGATGATGAGGCGGCTGATGTAGCAGAAGATATTGAGACCGAGAGATGGGGTGGGTTGATCAAAAGAAAGCTTGGTGGAGCCATCAGAAGCGCATTTGACATTGGTGGCAGACTGAGAGGGTATGGTGGTGGAGATAAAGTAAAAGCCCTCTTAGAACCAGGTGAGTATGTAGTCAGAAAGGAAGCAGTCAAAAAGTATGGAGAGGGAGTCTTCTCTGCTTTGAATAATATGAAAATGGCAAGCGAAGATGTTGGAAGCACTGTTGCTCAGAAGATTGGTGGGATAATAAAGAGGGCAACGTATCAACCAGGTCCAGTCCAAGCTTTTGCTGGGGGTGGGTCGGTGGCATCAGCTTCTAACTTTGAGCCAGCCAGGGCAATCAATGTTTACTTGCAGCCTAAATTCCTTACTGGGGATAGAAGTTCTATGAGGACAGCGGCTGTTGAAATTCAAAGGGCATTGACAGATTTAGATTCAAGATGGGGTAAACGCTAATGGCAAAGATAAAACTATATACCTACAATGTTCTCAATCAAAGTGGAGCTGCCGTAACAGTCACAGGGAGTCCAGATTCGGGGTACCCAGAGGAGCGCCTGTACGATAACTCCATAGACTTCTATTGGAAATACACTGCTACTGCTACTGTCACGTTCCATATCGATCAAGGAGCGTCGGATAACCTACTGGTAGACACACTCATAATTGATAAGCACAATTTCAATGGGAGAGTAATGAGTTGGGAGTACTCTGACAATGATTCCAATTGGTATGACTTAGTGACTGGTTGGACTCAGGGGGATAATCTCCAGATTGTCAAAGTCTCTACCGAAACATCCGCTCATAGATATTTGCGATTAGTGGTTACCAGTGCAGTTAATCCATATTGTACTGAAATATATATGGGTTATGGCTATGAGTTCCAAGTTCGTTTCGATGAGGCGCCCGAAGAGTTGGATATTGACAATGTGCTTTGGGAAGAGACACTGGGAGGCTGCGAGAGATCAACGAAGCTTGGAGATGTTAGAAAAGGAAGGATGTATTCTGTCTTCCTCACCCCAACTCTATTAGCAACTTGGCGTACAGCTATATCTTATTTGGATGAGAACTCTAAACCGTTTTATATTAAGGATCATGAAGACAACTATTGGCTGGGCAGATTCAAAGGATTGCCAGGAGGAATCTTCCCAACTGAGCAGCAACAAACCAAACAATTTGAACTGCTGGAAATACTATGAGAACATACAGTGCCTTCAACCAGACCGCAGTTGATAATCCACATGTATCACCTATTCGACTTATAAAAATAGAGTTTGATGGGCTTACTCTGTATTTGTGTGACAGGATTTTTGGCAGTGCTGGGTCTGAGAATACCTTTAACAGCCAGATATATGAGCCACTCATTCTGCATTATGGTGAGATAAGGTATGGTCAAGTAGGTGTAGATGGCAAGCCAGGAGACCCTGGTGAGTTTAACTTCACGGTTGACAATACAATTACCATAGGTGGGGCTGATTCATTCACTTCCTTGTTTGCTGATTATGATCCGATCTATTCCAAAGTCACACTGTATGAAACGTATGAAGGTGCCAGTGCTGCTGAAGACCTTGAAATTCGGTTCATTGGAACAGTTGAAGATATTGACATGGAGCGTGAACGGGTCACTGTCAACTGTACCAGTTATGAAATATCTGTAATGAATAAGCTGTCGGTAGAGATTTGTGACCAAGACACTTATGCAGGCGCCGACCCTGATGATTGGGGCAAGATTCTTCCCATCGTGTATGGAGCCGCTAAGAGAGTTCCCATGAGGGCTGTCGATGCAGGAGAGATGACAACCTTATCGGAAGACATCAATGCTGGAATAACTGTAATAAATGTTACCGACGCTTCTGGATTCCCAGCTGGTGGAGGTACCATCCAGATTGACACGGAGCAAATTACTTATGTTTATACAAGTGGTAACCAATTCATAGGGTGTGTGAGGGCGGCGAACGATACCGATGCGGATATCCATTATGCTGGTGCCACTGTTGCTGAAATACAATCAGAATACTTTTATGTCCTTGATCATGCTGCCAATTCAATCGATGCTGTTTATGTTGTCCATCGTGATAACGGACAAAATATTTTACAAGATAGCAGTTTGTACACAATATACACAGGACAGACTGGGGATGAACATGCAAGCTATCCTGGTAAGGCTGTAGTTGTCTTCAATACCATCCCGTCTATCTCTCCACAAGTTAATCTTTCAATAGAGGACACCATAGATGTAGACGATAATATAGGTGTAACTGATAGCATTAGTGTTGATACTGGGGAACATGAGCATGGTGGTGATGGATATTATATATGGAGTATGGAAAATGCTGTTGATATATCTACTGGGGGTGGGTATATAGATGAAAGGGCTTATGACCAAAATAGTAGCAGGTATAATCTAAGTGATGGATCAGTAAGCAGTTATGTAAATATGTCCTATGCTGGTTGTGGTATCCAACTTAGTAAATCCTTTTATGAGTTAGGTCCAGGAACACCATCTTCTT